GGAATCCTCATCTTCGTCCTCGTCGGAATCCTCATCTTCGTCCTCGTCGGAATCCTCAGATTCCCCGCCGAAGATTTCCTCGGCGTCTTCTGCCGAGATGGGAGTCAGGATTGCATAGGAACCGTCATCATATTTGATGAGGATAACCCCATTACCGAGAACCTTACGTTCTACTTCTTTTGCTGCAGCTTTTTTCTTTGCCATAATTGAATTGATTAAAAGGTGTTTAAAAAATGTTTGATTGATTATAGTTTCGTGATAAACTTTTGAGTATATATCTCTCTGTTTTCTTGGACTGCCATAGCTTTCAAGAATACATTTTTATCCCTGATAGCTTCTACTTTTTGAGTGAACTCATTCTGGTTTTTTACTTCAAAAGGTTCACCTTCCTGAGTGTATGTATCATCTACTGCATTATCATTTTCGGTATAATACCTTTTGACCCCCACTATGAGTTTTACTCCATCCCATGGGTTTTCTGGTTCCCTTTTATTTACTACCGTCATTTTGCATAACCATTTTTATATGCTGTATAATAGATTCTTGTATATCCTTCCTGTCCTATCCCTGAAAAAGCTTCACTTATATATCTGTAGCCTTTTTTATTTGCTCGGTAATCATGAGCAAAGTGTTCAGGATAGATATAGTGTTCTCCGCATACCTTTTGGTTAGTTATTATGTAGGCATACCATCCAGTTTTGGTTTTCATCTTGAACTGGGATATTGGTACAAATCCCTGAGTTAATAGTTCTTTGAGAATAAACTTCTGTTCGAGTCTTCTTCTCACCATAGGCATTCCACCCAACCTTCTTAGTACTGCCTTTTGATATTCTGACCAATGTCTTTTAGTCCATTTTATGGAACTGATAACAGAACGTTTAGTTATAGCCTTATATGCTAATGCCATTTTTAATTGGTCCCAAGTTAAGTCACTCTTCTTCGTAAAGAGCCTTCTTTCTTTTGGACTCAATCTCTTTAGCCTTCGATAGCTTAATAAGCTTTTCCGGAATAGGATTGAGAACAGTTCTATATTCTTTTGTTCCATAATTAAACTTATCTACCAAGTTCAAAAAGTACTTTTCTTTCTGTTGAGATCCGAGTCTCTTTTTCCGAGCAATTCTTTTCCCTAATTCCCTCTGGGCTGAAGACTTCGAGTTTCGGTATACTTCGGTTAACAGTATCTTAGATATTGGCTTCTTCCTTTTCCCAGCAATAAGTAGAGATTGACCTATAACAAACTTCTTCTCTAATGCCGTTTTTCCTTTTATCCAGTGTACTGCTTTCAGATTCTCCCTGCCATAATAGGTTAAAAACCTTTTTCTAGCGGCCTTCAATGAATAGAATCCCTGTAATACTACTGCTGGTTCTCCCTTGTAGTTATAAGACCACGGATACCATTTATGAAGGTAAATCTTGATGTCCCTTTCTTTGATAACCTTTCCGAATCTTCTGTGATATTCTCTCCTCCTCTTCTTTTCCAAGAAGTATGCCCTTACATCGGGAGGTAAAGAATCCGGGTCTACTACCCCGTTAATTCTGGTAGCTTCTTTTAGACATTCCCTGTATCTATCCAGAAAGCGTTTATTCCTTTCCCTATATTTATGAACCTTGATTTTCCCGCAGAGTACTTTCCTTTGCCACTCTTGCTTCATCTTTCGGTTCAATTTTATAACCTGAGGTGGTACCCATGGAATTCCTAATCTGTAACAGGATTCCTCGAAGTCATCTGCATTTTTAAACCTATAGACTCGTGGCATATATCTCTACTCCTTATTTTGTTTACGAAGTGCTGCCCGATACCATTGTTGAATGGATTTCTCTTTGGCATCCGGGAATCTCTTTTGCACTCTCCGAGTAATTCGGTCGATTGATAACCCTTTATAGGTTAATTCAAATACGTAGGATTTCTTAGTTCCTTTCCAAAGACCATTGTCATCCTTCTCTTTCTTTGGTTTTTTGGGTTTCTCCAACCCCTTTACCCGTTTGGTCTTTTTCTGTTTAGTGACCGCATCCTCACCTATGAACCCAAGGTTAAGTTGATAATTCCTCATTGGGTCATCTTTGGGATATCCAGCAAGCTCTAATTGCTGGTCCATCCACTTATCGTATTCATCGATGAGAGCATTATCCGGCTTATTATCCGAATGATGAATCCACGATGCCAGTCCATTGTAGTCGGCTGAACAAGCATCGGGGAAAGGCATGCCCAGAGCAACTGCCCTTCTCTTCATGTCCCTGTAGGTCATATTTTCTAACCCACTTCCCATGACCTTTAGCTTCTCCTTGTTGAGCTTTAACGGTCTTTTGTCCTTTTTCTTACTTTTGCGCATATTTATATAGGTATAAAATTATTTTTCTTATTTCGTTATACAAATATAATTAAATTTCTCGAAGTTGCAAAATAATTATATAAAAATTCTAAGAGTTCGTTCTCAAGGTTCTTTTCCTGCGTAGTTTATAGGCTGTATCTAGAGTTTCACAGGTAAAGTCCATGTTATTTATTGATTTGTAGTTAATAGCTTTCTGTATGACCTCCCTGTATTCTTTCCAGAACTTCAAGCCCCCTTTACTGTCCACTGTTTTTTCAAAATATTGGGTTGCCAATAACCCAAAGGTATCTGCAATGGTTTGGCTTTCGAATATATATATCCTTAAATCAGTTATAGCCTTAATTGTATCATCCTCACGTTTAATAGGCATCACTCCATAACCCTCTTCTTGGAAGAGTTCTTCTGATACAATGGCTGTAAAGTATCTCCTACTTGAGGGTCCATTTTTCCAATACTCGGTTATTAACTGCCTTATCTTGAAGTCTGGGATTCTGTGTAAGTAGGACAGATACACCTTATCTTTCTTGGTAGACCTCCTTTTATATGCAGTAGGAGCTTGCAATACCCGAGGCATTATTCGATAGTTGTTCCACCTATCAAACTCAAGAATCAGAGCATAAAGGTCTTTGTCCCATTTATTCTCTGATTCCTTCAGCCTTTTCATGTTCTTTATGATACGGGGATTGGTTATCGAAGTCAATAACCATGAAGAATCTCCTGAGTGTATCTTAGCTTCCTCCTTGGGTAGTCTTTTAACTATGGCCCCGAATAGATAATCCCTGAACCTTGGCTCTATAGGAGATTGAGGGTTTACTAATGATGAATGTAGTTCAAAGTAATCGGAGAATAGTTTGAAGAACTTCTCAGCTCTAGCCTTTAGTTCTAAATACTTGTAATGAGACATCTTGAGAATTTCTCCAGCTTCCCAAGTTGATAGGCCTTTGCCTTGTATAAACATAAGGCTTGCCCTCTCTTGCTCGGTCAAACAGTCCCAAGCCAATTCTTGATGTCGTTCCATATTTAGTATTGTTTGTTCATTAGAATCTCTTCAGTACTACCATCAGGGATTTGGGATAAATCAACCTCATAATCAGCAGAGTACATCTTGTATTCATCAGATTCATGATAGGCTGAATATAGTACATTCTCCATTGGTACCTCTATCTCCAAGCTACCATCCATTTCAGGATATAACTTCACCAGCATCACCTTAGTAGTAAGATTACTTTCAAGTATGACGGCAGGTATTCCCTCGAATGGATATCCCCTTAATACAACGTAGTCCCCGATAGCAACCCGAGTAATATCACTTACTGAGAATACTTTATTTGCCCAGGACATTCTACGGTATTTCTTTACTTCTTCTTTGGTTATGGTGGCTACTACTGAATAATCATCAAAGTCCTCGGCATTATCTACTCTCAACCTTTTTCTTTTAGGTCGGTAGTCCAAAGACTTCATGAAGGATAGTATACCTGGGATATCTTTCTTGAGTTTGTTTAGGTAGTATCTGTCAAAGGCTTTTTCAGGCTTCATCTTTATGAATCCATAGTTGAATAATAATGGTACATCCTCGTACTCGTTATTACCTTTCCTGGACTTCTTTAGTACGCTTATAGTTGGTACTATGGCTTTCACATGTTTGTACCCCCTACATTTCAAATCCGAGTTGATTCTCTTGTAGAATTTCCTGTCAAGCCTGAATATACAGTATACATAGGGGGTTTTCATATTACTTGTTTAATTTATGAGCGTATTTGAATACGTCTGAATATGTTACCAATCGTTGAATCTCTTTGAACATGTACACAGCTAAATGTACTTTAGATGTTTTTATCTCCATTCGGGAAAGTTCTGAACAATTTTCCATAAGGAACGAATCTATTTCCCCAGCTTCCACAATGAAGAATGCTTCTCCTTTTGGCATAGAATTATACCTCATGATAAGTATTGGTATCTTTCCAGCACGTTTAGCATCTTTTGTGGCTTGTTCCCAAAAGGATATGATTTTGCAACTCTTTAGTCCTAGTAGGATATGTTCAAACTTAATATCTTGATAGTTTTTTACTTCGATACTGAATGGGAATTTCTTAGAATGTTTTGGGTCAGAACATATTACATCTGATGATATATTGTCTGCTTTCTTCCACCTCAATCCACCACTAGCAGGAGTTCTAGAGAATTCATACCCTGACCAGTTTTGAAATGATTTACATACTACCCTTTCAAACCTATTGCCTTTTGCTTTTGAATTTACTCTTCTGGCCATTGTCTATAATGTATTATTTTACTTACCGAACTTTTACTTATACCAAATCTTTCGGTTAAATACTTACCGGTATAACTATCTGAATGTAATTTTCTTATCTTTCTCACTTTATCTATGGTTAACCTGTGGTTGGGGGATTTTGGTCCTGTATTTCCTTTTATGGGGTGTTTTCTACCTTCCCATAACTTCTTTCCTTTTATACTATGTCCATCTATAGACATTTGTTGTTGATTCTCTTTTTGAGTACCCCAATATAAATTACTTGAGACGTTGTTCAATGGGTTATTATCCTTATGACATACACAGGGTTTATTTTCTGGGTTAGGTATATAAGCTAAGGCTACTAACCTATGTACTTTAAACTTTCTTGGACCATCCCTATTTACTAGTGTTACTATCTTGTATTTAATCTTACCTTCTCTACCAGCTAGCCCTTGATATAATGGTTTATCTTTACCTATCCTATAAACATCACCAATTTTAGTTACGTAATAGTTAGGATATCCAGCTATATTACTCTCCATATCTATATCTTTTGTAACCAATAGTCATTAGTGGTATTGTGAAAGGCCCCTTTCTCTGGTCACAGTAAGCACCTTGGCATTTGGAATTGGCAAGGATTCATGGTGTGATATGAGGTATAGGGTTTTATCCTTATAAACCCTACGTATGAGTCCTATCACAAGCTCTACATATTCAGAACTTATGTTCTCGAATACCTCGTCCAAAAAGGCAATATTTATACCCTTAGCTTGGGTCATCATCTCATTCATAGCAAAGGCCATAGCTAAACAGACCAATTGTTTCTGACCACCCGATAATTCCTCGTATGATACTTCTATACCATCCATGATTATCTGGGTATTGAAGTCCTTCTTTACTCCTTGTATATCTACATAGAATATGATACTGAACCCAAGTACGTCTGAATATGATTCAAGGGTTTCATTCAGAATATCCATTGAACTCTCGAATAAGAAAGCTTTTATACCCCTGTTCCCAAGGGGGTCATCCATTACCCATTTATAATTATCAACCTTTTCCTTCTGACTTTCCATCCTTTCTTCTACGGTTGATAATTTCTTGGTTAGGGTTGAAAACTGGGATTTATACTTGATTATTAAGCCCTTGTTAACTCCCACTTTCTTTTCTGATGACAGTCTTTTTATTTCAGCTTCTACTTGTTCTATCTCTCTTTGTATATTCTTTACTTCATACTCCTTACCCCTGAGTTCTTCCAGTTCATCTCGATAACCAGATATTCTGTCGGATATTTTGGAATATTTACCTTGTAACCTTTCGATATCTCCAAAGGCTTTCTTTACCTCGATTAGGTGTTTCAAAGAGTTCTTAATATCACCCCTCTTCAGTAACTTTATTATTCCCTCAATAAACTCTTCTAGAGATACCTTAGTTTTCTTCCTGGCATCATTTATCTTATTGAGAATATCCCTTTGATTTTCCTTTGCCTCTGATAGCTTCTGTTCAATTCTGTTTTTCTGAGTTACTGTCTCCTTAAGCTCACTTGATTTTTTGGCCTTAGCTAGCAGTGATAATCTCTTTTCAAGAACTTTAACCTTTGAAGAGATGTCATCTTTCACAGTACTAGCCTGTTTCTTTAGGTCATCAACCATCCTTTGAACGGACTGTTTCTTATCCTCTAGGGTTCTATATCTTTGAGAGATATTCTGATACTCTTTCAGAGCTTCTGTATAGTAGCCCTTAGCAATATCCCGAGCTTTAGATATGTATTCCAACTCAAAAATCTCCTCAAACAATTCTTTCTTGTCTGAAGAAGATTCTTGTATCAGTCTTTTCATACCTTGACCGAATAGTACTGAATTCATAAAAAGGCTATACGACATACCCAAATCAGCGACTATAAGCGCCTGTATCTCCCCCTTACTTTTCTCTTGTACTTCAACAGCATCTATCTCATATATAAGTCTATCTTTACCCTTGGCTCCATTCACTTCACCTTTATACTTAAGGCATCTGGTTATTTTGTGAGTCCTACCATTCTTACCGAAGTATAATTCTACCTTGGTTCCTTGATAAGACTTTGGTCTGTATTTCTCCCAGGTATTTACGTCTGACTTACCCTTTAGATTCTTACCGTAAGCACCCCAAACTAAAGCCGATAAGATTGTAGTCTTACCTTCTCCAGTTGCCCCTCTAATTACGGTTATCCCCTTTGAGCTTAAGTTTAGTTCCAAACGAGATATAGAACAGAAGCCCTCTATTATAATATTACCAAACTGTATCATTCTGCTTCCTTGATTACTTTTAACAATGTGGCCTTTTTATTTTGGTCTTTTATACCTTTTGCCCTCATATATCTCCTTACCATTGTTTTCTTAGTAAGTTCCCGAGTTATTTGCGGGGCATCTTCCACCGCTACAACCCGATACTTGCTAGCAATGACAGTATAATAATTGCCATCATCCTTAATTTCATCTTCTGATGATACATCCACAAATTTAGGAAAGCCTTTGAATGGCTTGAATTCCATTGAGAAGTCCTCATATATTTTCCAATATCCAAGTTTACAATTACGGTCTGTTCTCCTTTGTTGTAAAGGAGCTCCTACCATGTATATCTTCTTTCCAAGCCTCTGAGGTTTATGTATATGGCCTATCAATACTAACTTGAACTTAGATAGAAGATTCACATTCAGATTCTCTACTGTTCCAACTTCAGTATTATCAGTATCTTTAGCTCCCGGGTAGTCAGTATGCAATAATAGGATTGTTGGCTTTAACATAGCTTCTTTCAACTCAGCTTTGATTAACCCATCTAACCCCTTGTTATGGTCTAAATAGGGAATACCTACTACTCTGAACTTATCAAACTCATGATAAGAGAAGTCCAGATTGTGTAAGAACGAATACCTACGACATAAGTTTGCCCAGTGTGATGGAGATTGATTAGTTATCGAATTGCTTTTCTGTAGGTCATGGTTTCCAGATATACCATAGATGTTAAATTCCTCGCACCTATTTAACTCTTCGAACTGTTCAATTATAATTTCATCAAGTGAAGTACTTATATACTCTGGACGGTGCATAAAATCCCCGCAAAAAAATGCCGGGCATTTATACTTAATACATAAGTCTTTAATCAAAGAGAGGACCCTGAAAATACTTAGGGTCCTCTTGTTATCCTTGTTGAACTTAGAGAATTCCCCTAAGTGCAAATCGGAGAATACTATACCTATCACCTTCATAACTGAAGAAATTTCTTGATAAGGTGTTTTCTCTTCTCGTAGTTCATCTCATCCAGTATCATGACCTTTATCTTGTAGCCAATGATTTCCAGTGTACCGGTATTAGGTATACCATTTACATACTGGAGTATATTTGGGTCGGGTTTATATCCCCACAGGTCAAGTATACCATACATTACCTGCGATACCTGGAATTGATAATACCGAGATAATACTCGTTTACCATTGTCTTCTGTTACCCATTCATTAAAGAAGCTTGCTGAAAAAGGTATGAAAATTAGGTGAGTACACTGTTGACCCAGTAACATACGACATAAGTCTACTGCATGGTCTAAGTCGCATTCGGCTATCCTGTGAGAAAGTTTGTTGATGAAGTATGCTGCCGAATCAAAGTATGACCGGTCAGTTACAAAGCTGTCTTCTCCCCTGAAAGCTTTATTA